GCGCCGCTCACCGTCACCGTCGACGCCGCCGGCATTGCCGCCGCCGCGGCGGCCGCCCTCGCACCGAATCCGCCGGCCGCATCGGCCGAGCCCACCCCGCCGGCGGATGCCGGTAATTCCACCGGAGACACCACCATGCCCACCGCGCTCACCCCCGAACAGAAGCAGGCACTGGCCGCCCGCCGCGATGCCATCCGTGCGCAGTTCGCCACGTTCGAATCGCGTACCGATCTGGACCAGGCCGCGCTGGCCACCCTGCGCCAGTCGTGCGAAGACGACACCGACATGACCGCCGAGCAGGCCGGCGCC